GAACGCAAAGAATTCATCAAACAGAATAATATTTTCAAAGACTTGAAATCAGATGGCAAGAATATCGAAAAGATAACTTTCCAGAAAATTGAGAATGGTGTTACCATTGGAGATTCAGTAGAGTTGATGTCAAAATGAAACAAAGAAAAGTTGGTGCTAAGATAAAGCGAGAGAAAAGAATTACGAAACAAAAGAGTCGGACTAGGAAGTTTTAGAAGGATCGCAAGAAAGAAAAGGAGGTTAGAGATGACAAGAGAATTGATAGAGAAGATTAAGTTAATTGATTATAAATTTGACGAAAAACATAGAACAAATCCATTTACATTGGATGCGTATATTGAAGGCTGGAAGCACTGCAAATCTGAGATGCTTGAAATCATCGAGTCATATAAGCCTAAATGGATTGAAAGTCCTGACAAGAAGGGGTTTTGGTGGTTTCTATCACCAGATGAAACGGTATCGTGTGCAACAATAATTGAAGTAGGCGTGGAATTATATCGAGAAGAACGTGATACCCATATATATCACATATCTAGTTATATTGGCAAATGGCAAAAGGCGATCATGCCTGAATAGAGAACTAAGATATGTCTAAAGAATTGATTGAGTAGATTGAAAGGAGACAGGGAGTTGTGGGTGATAGAGTTTGAGCTAGTACTGGAGGTGATAGATAATGAATAAAGTAGATATGGATAGAGCAAGAACAACTATTGATACGGATTATTCTCTTTTTCTGCGGAGACAGCAGATAAAAGAGCAGAAAGAGCAGAAAGAACAGGAAAGACATAATATAGTAAAAGACATTCAGAAGTTTAACAATCCGTTCCGGGCGCTTGTAAAGTTGATTTTTGGGAAGTAAGGAAGGGTACGAGCGACAGATAAATGCTGTCCAGATTATTCTGATATAAAGTGATGGTGTAAAATGAAACAACACAAAATGGGTCAAAAAGCGAAACGACTGAAAAGGATTGCCAAGAAGAATAGCAGGGCAAGGGCTTTTTTTCGCAGTCGTGAGAAAGACAAAAATACTTCTTGACTTTTGCCATGAAAAGATTATAATAGATAGTGATCATGATTCTAACCTCATCCGCAAATGCTAACAAGTTTGACGCTCTTGCCAAAAGCGTCATTATTATGAAACAAGCACATTTATCAACAGTATCAATCCCAATAGAGCGGTTAGTACCACATCCACAGAACCCGAACACCCATGACGATAGGCAGATAAAGAAACTTCGTCACTTGATAAAGACACATGGGTACAGCAAGGGATCGGTAGTATACCAATTATCAACGCACCATATCCTAGCAGGACATGGGCTTGTGACTGCACTGAAAGCAGAAGGTTATACGCATGTTGATGCTGTGGAATTGGATATTGATGATATAAAAGCAAAGGCATTCATGATCGCAGATAATAAAATAGCTTCGGATGCTATCATTGATGATGTAAGTTTACAGAATCTTATCAATGAGTTATCTGATCATCACGTGCCTGCGCTCGATTTCGCTTTTGATGATACTGACTTATCAGAACTGGCGGATCGTATTCTTGCCGACAGTGGTGGGTATCAAGCAGAGCCACAAGATGACGAGATTCCAGAGACGGTTGAGCCGATTACGCAAAGCGGTGACTTGTGGACGCTTGGCAAGCATAGGGTGCTTTGTGGCGATTCTACGAAGGCTGAGGACGTGGCTAGGCTGATGGATGGAGCGAAAGCTGAATTACTTTTCACAAGTCCGCCGTATTCAGACATGAGAGAATATAACGGAGAGATTGACTTATCTATCAATACTTTAATCAATTTTATTTCTACTTTTGAGCCATACGCAAATTATCAAGTGATTAATCTTGGAATCCAGAGAAAAGATAACGAAATATTCCCTTACTGGAACGCGTATATTGATAAAGCAAAGGACGTTGGTTATAAATTATTGTCATGGAATGTTTGGAATAGAGAAGATGCTGGATTTAGTATATCCCAAATAACTGCAATGTTTGCGATTCAGCACGAGTTTATTTTTGTTTTTGGAAAACAACCCAAAGAGTTAAACTTAACTATTGCAAACAAAACCGCGGGAGAGTTTAACGATCATTCATGGAATAGACAAAAAGACGGAAGCCTTAAAAAAGGCAAAAATATGGTTATTCGGGATAAAAGGCAATTAGGCACTATTTTAACATCCATAAATGAGCAATCAAGAGAGTGGACAAAAGAGCATCCAGCGATATTTCCAGTAGCTTTGCCATTTAGGTATATAGAAGCCATGACAGACGAATCAGATATTGTTTGCGATTGTTTTGGCGGTTCGGGTACAAGCCTTATAGCTTGCCAACAACTTAACAGGATAGCATATCTTCAAGAGATTGACGCACATTACACTGACGTTGTGGTTAAAAGATACGTTGACTTTGTAGGCAGTTCAGCAGGTGTATACGTGACAAGAAATGGTGAAAATATAGAGTATGAGGGACTCGGTTTTAAAGCCGAATAAACGGAAATGGCAGATCGTGATGAAAAAGGACTTTTCCAGAAAGGAAATAAAGTATCAGAAGGAATTGGCAGACCAAAAGGGTCATTGTCAATCAAGGATACTATGCGCAAGTATCTTGATATGAAGGTCAAGGATATTGATCCAGCTTTGGTTCAGCAGATAGCAGGTAAAAGTAAAGAGTTTTCAAAAAAGTATGGCAATAAGACATTAAGAGATGCAATGGTTATAGCGTATGCAAGAAAGGCGTTAGCTGGCGACTGGACATATCTTGAACATCTTGAGGGTAAAGCACCACAAAGCATTAATATAGGTGGTCAAGAAGATAATCCTATAAAGATTGAGATCGAATACGTTGATTCAGAACCAGAAGATGCGGATAAAAAAGATTAGATATTTCTTTAACTTTCTAAATTCTACACAGGCACGTCTTAACTTTCTGCGTGGCGGGGGCGGATCCGGTAAGTCAACATCGCTACATCAGTTCTTTTGTATAGATAAATTCTTGCAAGGCGATCATCTTGATATTCTAGTAGTTAGAAAAACTATGACTTCTCTAAGATTGACCGCCTATCGCAAGATGATTGAATTACTTAAAGGTTTACCTAGTAACAAAGGATTTGAGTATAATAAATCGGAGGCATGGGTTAAATATAAAACAAACTTAATGCAATTCTCTGGATTAGATGATTCGGAGAAGATCAAGTCTACCGAGTGGGATTACATATTTGCAGAGGAATTGACCGATTTTACACAAGATGATTTCTCAATGCTGAATCTGAGGTTGAAGCGGTCCGGGAGTGGGAATCCACAGTTGTTCGGAGCTTTCAATCCTATTGATGCGTTTCATTGGATAAAAACGGAGTATTATGATAAACCTAATACACATTGCTCATATCATCATAGCACATATAGGCATAACCCATTTATCAATGAGATCACAAAAGAGAATTACCGAAGCCTCAAAGAGCAAAACAACACCTTGTGGCTTATCTATTCAGAAGGCGAGTGGGGTGCGCTTGAAAGCCTTATTTACACCAATTACGACATCCGTGATACGTTTCCTGAGTCTTTTGACGATATTATCTATGGTTATGATTTTGGCTTTTCTAATCCTTGCGCTATCGTTCAGATTGGGATTCTTGATAACGAGTTCTATCTTGAAGAATTATTATATGAAGATTCCTTGACAAGTACGTTGTTTACTGATAAACTACAAGTACTTGGTATTGACAAATACGCTAGTCAGTATGGGGACAGTAATCGTCCTGATTATATAGACGAAATCTACAAAGCTGGGTATAACGTCAAAGGTGCTGAAAAGGGTCCTGGGAGCGTTATCAAGGGCATTGATACAGTAAAGAAACAGAAACTGCATGTGAAGTCATCTAGCCTGAATCTTATCAAAGAGTTAAGGGCTTATAGTTTTAAGAAGGATAAAAACGATCACGTTATTGATGAACCTGTAAAATTTAACGACCATCTTTGTGATTCTCTGCGCTATGCCATTGTGGAATATCAAGGATTTTCACTAGGTATTTATTAATGAGTTTATTTGACAAATTATTCAAAACAAACCGCAAACAGAATATAGACTGGAACGCTAGAAGGCAGGCATGGCTAGACGCACCGTCATGGAATATTAATGATATTTTATTCAATAGTAAGTGGCGGAAAGAAAAGAAAATGTTTGGTCGTGAGGAATGGGCAGCGCAGGTGGCTATGTATGTTGAGACTGCTTTCTCGTGTACCAAGAAGATAGCTGACGTCTATATGTCAGTGCCGAAGAAACTGTATACCACAAAGAAATCATCTACTACGAAAACTCTTACCACAAACCAAAAAGACATAATGTTCTCCAACCAAGTACTGCAAAAACAGGTATCATCATCAGAAGATATATTTGAGGTCATAAAACACCCATTTCTTGACTTAATGTGGAAAGTCAATCCGAACCAGACTTCAAGTCTATTCGAGAACCTAACAGTAGTTTTTATGTGTTTAACAGGTAATTGTTTTTGGCATTTAGTCAAATTAGGGAATTCTATTGAACGTATATGGATATTGCCAACGCAGAATTTCAAGGACTTGGAGATGGATCAGGACAAAATCAAGGCTTATGTCTTTAAGAATGGGAATAAGGATATAAAATTTCCAGCCGAAGAAATCGTGCATTTCAAGACTGCCAACCCTTTTAATCAGAAAGTCGGCATGTCGCCTGTCGTTGGGAGTGGGGTAAGCATAAGCCGATCTGACAAGATGGATACTTACGATAATAGCCTTTTGGTCAATGATGGCATGGTTATGGGGTATCTGAAAACAGATCAAAGACTTAATCCTGAATCAGCAGATGAAGTTAAAAAGCGATGGAAGGAAAAGTATGGCGGTCCTGAGAAAGCGGGGGATATTGCTGTATTAGACCAGAATCTTGATTTCGTGAATCTGGGATTAAAGCCTAGCGATATGGGTTTTGTGTGGGGTCGCAAATACACCAGAGAGCAGATAGCGTCTTCGTTTGGCGTGCCGATCCAGCTTGTGACAGGGGAGATCACTGGTCGGTCAACGCTAGAGATAGCGACTAGGCAATTATTAACCGATGCTGTCGTGCCTATGCTCACTCTTGACATGGAAACTATAAACGAGCATT